CTTTCCGTAAAAGGGGTAAATGTTTAAGTTTCTAAAAAAATTTTCCGTTTTGCGCGAATTAAAACGCGATTGAAGGCGATGCGATTGCATGGGCATGGCATACCCTTGCGTAATCTTTTATTCCGTAATCAATGGGCGTGTGGGCGTAATGCCGGTATATCCCTTGGCGTTCCAATGCGCCCTTGTTGGTGTGGCAATTCTTGCAAAGGGATTGAAATACATTTTGGTAAAAGGCTTCAACCCCTATGTGTTGCCATGCAAACAGGTGATCCACTTCGGATGCGGCGGTTACCTTATTCATGCCCGCACACGCTTGGCATAACGGTTGTGTGCTTAATTGGCGTAAACGGGTGCGACCCCATAGTGCCGTTTGATACATGGCGTTTGATTGTTTACGCTTGGCACTATCGTTAAACCCTTTACCCCCATGTTCCATGCAATATGTATTAAGGTGGGATCGTTCGTTACCACACCCAAGGTACGCGCACTTAGTCTGTTTCGGTACGGTTGGCATTGGATCGGGGTAGTGTGTCGTAATCGTAAAGGGGAAGGCTTACCACCCTTTGTATCGGCAGGTACTTACCATGCCCTTCTTGTTCTTGTGCGGGTGATCCGTATATAACCCGTTGTTCCCCGCAATGGCAACACACTTCCGGATATTGCGGGGGGTTACTCGTTAGCACAAACCCGGTTTCGTGCCAACAATGTTTGCAATCCATCTTATTCAAGTGTTAACAAATAATTGGTGCGATCAACGGTTGCGGCGATTTCATCAACAATGTTTTGCAATTGGGTATCGTTTGGTAATTCGGTACGGATGGATTGAATGTAATCAGCCAATTCCGCACAATAAGTAATGCCATCGGAAAGATCGCCATGCGTACAGGGGATGTTGCCAAACCTTCCGTAAATGCCCATGTATGTTTCGGCAAGGGTATCGGTCAAATCTGCCAATTGATCGTACAGTTTGCCAATGGCTTTATGTTCGGCGTAAACCTTGGTGTTCCAATGGATTAAGCGTAAACAAATTTGCCCACACATTAACGCGCCCAAAAAGTTTTTCATTGCATCGTGATTCATATTAATCCCTTCATTGTTCCCGGTGTTAACAGTTTAATCCGTTTTAACTTTGTAACGATAAGTATTTTTGCGCCCGGCTTTATCGGGATTGTTCTTTAATTCTTTAATACGGGTAATCTTTTCCGCACCTGCCAATTTGCATAAAGTAACCTTAACGCTTGTAACCTTGGCGTTTAACGCTTCCGTTATTTGGTTGCTATCCAATCCGGGTTGGGCGGTTAGTAAATCAAGGATTTGTTGTTTCAATGTCATGTTTTGTTTCCTTTGTTGTTGTGTTGGTTGCGGGGGCGGGAATTGAACCCACGATCTAAACGCCCAAATGAAAGGCGTAATCCTTAACCGTAAGCCCCGCGTTAATGATTTAAACGCAATCACTTTACTTGCGTTTGTTCTTTGCCCCTGCCGGTCTGCCGCGCCCGCGTGTTGTTTTCTTTACCGGGGCTTTGGTTGCAACCTTGGGTGCTTCTTGTTTATTTCCCATTGAATCAATAAAAGCGTTCAAGCCGCCCATGTTCAATGTTGTTGCGGCTTCAACTGCAATGCTTGTACCGTTAACTTCAACTTGGATTTTGAACATAATTTTCCTTTCGTGTAATGTTCTTAACAATCATTGATGCGTGATTGTTAACCGTATCATACCCCGTATATCGGTCTTTTTGCAAATTGTTAATGTAAACCGCGAATCATCAACCTTTAACGCTTGGGCAACGCCATCCAACCCGGATTTAATGGATGCCAAAAGGTTATCCAAATCGTATGCCCGCTTTGCAGGTGGGAAGAATTCAATGGTTACATGAATGTCCCCGGTATCAGGTAATGACACATTGCCAACCGATTCCCGCGTTAACAAAAAACAGGCTTCGCGGTAACGCTGTTTCATTTCGGCAAGGTTTGACCAATGAACCCGCGCATTGGGGGAACATTCCCTTGGATACCAAGGCAAGTTAATAATCACGCTTTGCCAATCCAACGGGCGTAATGCACCGCTTCATTGCACAAACGAATAATGAATTCATCGGCATCCAACCCTTGTGGAATTAACCCAAGGATTGTTTGAACATCCTTTTTTGTTAACGGTTCATCAAACGCTTTATTGTTTCGTTCAATACCGTTAATTCCGTTTTCTTTGTTACTTTCCATATCCGTTTTTGTCCATGTAAACCGTTATGTGAACCACGATGGCAATCCGCGCAAAGTGGAATGCAAGTGTATTGAAGGTGTTGTTCTATGTGATGGGCTTCCGATCCTTCTTGGGAACCGCACACGCCGCATGGCAATTGTTTAACGGCGGCGAGGTGCTTTCGTTCGCTTACTGTTAATTGGTTGTTCATATATTCGTTCCATTGGTTTACCTGCATCAACTGCCGCTTTGCGTTTGCATATTCGTTCACAACCGCAATTCTTGCCTTCTTGCCACGCAGGAAATTCGCCGTATTTCTTTGAAAAATGTTCCACCAATACTTTGCGGTAATACTTGCAGGGTTCGGCTTGGATGAAGCGGGTACGACAAACCGCACAAGTGAATTGATAGGTTCCGCAAATCGGGGCTTGTTTTGCTTTTTCACAGGCGGGGCAAATCATGCGGATTTAAGTTGGTAAACATTGTTACCGGCGGCGGCTTCTTGTGCGCGGGCGGCTTCGTAAACTGCCGAACGAAACTTTATTGGGTGGTCAAAATCTTTTTCAAAGATGCCCAATTCGTTGCCCTTCATGGTTATGCCTGTCCATGTTTCGTGCCAATCCTTGCCGATCACTTTGCCCGCAACGGTAACTTCAATTTCATCATCCCATCGTTCGGCGCGTAACCAAGTTGCCGGGTACGGAATGTATGCATGGTTTTCTTTTAACCATTGTTCGGTATTGCATTGGGCTTGGATTGCGGCAAGGATGTTTGCCAATGGTGGGCGAATCTTCTTGGTGGATTGCCATGCTTTGCGGGCATCGCCTTTGGCAACCTTGCGGGGGTATGCCTTGTAAAAGGCATCAAATTCTTGTTCGTCTGTCATATTGTTTTATCGTGTTTTGTTGATCGGTTTAGAATCCTTACGGGCTTGAATTTCTTTTTGCAACAAATACCAAAAAGGTGATTTGATCGGATTCATATTTTGTTATGCCCAATGTGGATTTCAATTAGATTGTAAACAAAATCATAAGCGGTGTATTCCAATTCCGCAACCCAATGCCATTTTCCGTTGTGCCTGTATTCAGTAATCAACGAAGTTGCAACATCAATATCGCCTTGGGCTTCATGGCTTGCAACAAGAAGGTATGAATGTTTATCGGGTGGATTGTGTACCGCATCACTTAACCTTTCCAACGCCATTTTTTGTGCGCCTTGCAATGGGCTTATGCCATGCTTGGTTTCAATGAAGATAAAAAGTTTGTTATGGATTTCAATGAAACCATCAACATCCATTGGGCGAATGTTGCCAAACTTTATCCCGGTAAGAATGTTGAAACTGCTTCGTATCAATTCTTCATTACGGTAATGCGGGTTATGCATCTGCATCTTTAATACGGAACCCATTGCAAATGTTTCCTTCCGTTATCTTGTCGTGTAAGTTGCAATATTCAAATACGGTTAACAATTCAAAGTGTTTGCATTTAGAACAATTTGGCATTGCAAAACAATTTACAAATGTTTCCGATAAATACGCTTGATCTTTGTTTTCCATAACCAAACCCCTTTCAAGTTTGTTTACGGTTTAACAATAACACATTGTTAACTTATTCCGCAACCACCCATTCGGCGGTTCCAATTGATGTTCCCAATTCTTCCCATCTTGCCCGGTAATACGCTTGACCACCGGGTTTGCCATCTTGCCCAAGTGCTTGCACATAACCAACAACACCCCATGATGCAATTTCAATTACAACAATGAAACAACCGGCAAACATTTGATTTCTGCAAGTTTCCGGATTTAATTGGATTACATCGTTTATTTCAATCATTTTGTTTTGTCATGTATAGATTTCCCCGGTTTGTGAACACATCCATACCTTCATGTATAGATATTCATAAGTTTCACCCAAATGCCCCCCTACCCCCAAGGGGTACGAAAACAAGGATGGCTTCACCCGTAATAAATTACGACCCACGCATGGAAAGGATTGGTTACCTTTTCCCCCCGGCTTGTGGATTCATGCCCGCCGCAGGAATTTACGGATTTGCACCGGGTGCGTTACGCCATACGCCCATACCTGTACCCTTTTCTTTCGCGCCACCGGGTTCGGTGCTTGCTATCGTGCGAAGTACGGTAACGAATGTGGCAACCCAAAAAGAAAAACCCCCAATGGCTTTGGTGGGCTTGACCCTTGGCGTTGGGCAATTTTGGAATCAGTACGCTTAACACATGGATAAATCTACCCATTCCAAAACCACACAAGCCCACCAAAAACATCGGGGGTTGCCATGAATTAAGCATTTCCAACGATTGCCACACCGTTGACAATTCCGATTCTGCCCGAAAAACCGCTTGGGTGTCAACAAAAATGCAAAAAAGCCCAAAACATAGGGAAACCACCTAGAAAAACAGGCAAAAAAACTTAAAAAAAGTGTTGACCCACCGTTAACAAACTATGTTATGATTCTTTCACGGTCAAACATTCCATGACCGGATGAAAAAAAGGAAACTTAACATGACACAACAAAACGCCATCGCAATCGCCGTTCAACCCATCAAGCAAGCAAGCATTGATGCCGCAGTTGAAGCAACACACGAAGTTGTTGCAAACATCAAAGCCAAATTGGAAGCCGCAGATTGGGATTTGAATGTTGCATTTCCCCGCCCCGGCATCAATGCATCACGCGCAACATACATGGCGTTAAAAGCCGCCCATGATTACGCCCGTTCACTTGTATCCCCTGTTAAATGTTCACGCCGCCCAAGTGAACCTTTGTTGGTTACTTGGTGCGAAGAAGGCGTTGCCCGCGCTATCAAAAACGCCGCAGATGATGCCGCATTTCAATACGAAGCGTATGTTTGCAAGTTGATTAAAAAAGTGGGCGAATGTGATGCCGCCAAAATGGGCTTTAACGGCGGCGTATGGTTTGATTCTGATTTGGTTGTAACAAAGGGTGATGCCAAAGAAGTGTGGAACACTAAATGCATTGTTAACCGTTCCGTACATGGCAAAGTGTTTAACCAATTCCCAACAAGGCTTCGCAAGTAAACGCCGGGGGGCGCAAGCCCCTTGGTGGATCACCCGGTGATACTGTTAACACATACGATAAAACATAAGGAAACAATATATGAAACGAATTGGGCAAGGCAAAAAGGAATACACCGTTGTACGCCAATACGATGCGGAAAGTGAACCAATCCGCACCCTTCCATTAACAATTAAACAGGCTTGCCACGCCGCGTTGGAATTTGAACGCAAAGGTTACGCCGTTGTTAAGTTGGAAAGGATCGAAAAAAATGTTACCGCTTAAAACGATCCATGTGCCATTGGTGTATTGCGATTACATCGCGGAAGTTATTAAGCAAGCCATTAACAAAGATGTTGGGCGGCATGAATCATTGATTGCCGGTTGCGGCGGGGTGCGTTACGACACCGACACCAAAGGCGCGTTTGCATCCACCGCCAAGTTTATCAATGTGTCCGACATTAACGGGCGTTTATACGAAATCACAATAAAGGAAATCACAAAATGAAAAACCAATATCAAAACCTTGTGCAACGCGATTACGCGCACGAAGAAAAACAAAGAATGATCCGCGAAGTATCGGCGCGTACCCCGATCATCCAAGAAGAAACACTTGGCGAAAAAATCCTTGTAAGCGCATTGTTTGTTGCTTGCTTGTTTCTTCTTTGTTTTCTTTGAAAGGTAAAACCATGAACGACCAAACCACCATTGAAACAATTGAACCCCCGATTGAACAACCAATTGATGCATGGAACAACAAATTCCGGGCATTGATGCACGAAGCCCAAACGGAACAACTGTTTGCGCCGGATGTTTTGTTTATTTTGCAACGCGCCGCAACTGAAATCCAAAACCAAATTAATTCGCTTTTGTTCACACACGAACACATTGCCGGAAAGGAATAAAACCATGCAACAAATTGCAACCGCACTTGTGAAAGCCCAACGCGATTTTGCGCCCGCGTTGAAAACATCAACAAACCCACATTTCCGTTCGCGTTATGCCGACCTTGCCGCTTGTGTTGAAGCGGTGATTGATGCCCTTAACGCCAATGGCATTGCCATGATCCAACGAACCCACGATTCGGATAACGGCGTTGCGGTGGAAACCCTGTTTGTTCACGAATCCGGGGAAACCATCACCGGGGGCATCCTTCATGTTCCCGCCGCCAAACATGATCCGCAGGGGTACGGTTCCGCGTTAACTTACGCCCGCCGTTATTCGTTAATGGCGGCTTGCGGTATTGCCCCGGAAGATGATGATGCCAATGCCGCGCAAAGAACGCCCGTAAACGCGCAATCGCGTTCCGCTAGGGTAAGCGTATCAACTGCCAAAGATGGAAGCGTTACCGCCACGATTTCACCCCCTGCCGGGGAAGTTACGGTTACGCCTTCACCCGAACGCATCGCCGAAGTGGAAAAAATCCTTCGCGCCTGTAAATCACTTGTAAACCTGCAAGTGGAATGGGGCGGTTTGACCAAAGAAGAACAAAAAGCCGCCACCGCCGCAAAAGATGAAGTGAAAGCCGTATTGCTTGCCGAACAAAAGGGTACGCCAAGTGAGAAAACGCCAAATCCATAACCTTATTAACAAAGAAATAACCATGATTGAAATATTAAAAGCCATTGATGATCGTATTGATTGGTTAACCGCAAAATACCGGGATACGGAAGGTGATGAACGAATTTATTGGAAAACCCGGCATAACGAAGCCAAAACCATACGCGAAACCGTAATTATTTACGGCAACATAAACGCCAAAAAAGGCAATGCATCCGATATTGTGGAAGGAAAAAATATATGACACGCGAAGCAAACGCATTACAGGGAACCGGGGCTTGGTTTAATGCCCGCACCGGTAAATTGACCGCATCACGCATGGCGGCGGCAATGTCATTTTTAAAGGCAAAGAAGGATGAATTACCAAAAGAATCATCCGAACGCCGCAAATTAAAAATCGAAATCCTTGCGGAACGCCTTACAGGGAACATTGTTCCCAAGTATGTAACCCAAGAAATGCAATGGGGTATTGACCAAGAACCAATGGCAAAAGAAGCGTTTACGCTTGCCACCGGTATGCAAGTAACCGATGTTGGCTTTGTTGAACATCCAAGTATTGAAAATTGCGGGGCATCCCCGGATGGAATTCTTGAATCGGAAGTTGCCCTTCTTGAAATTAAATGCCCATCAACATCAACCATGCTTTCATGGTTAATTGCCGCCCGCGATCCTAATTGGTTGCCCGAAGATTACTTGCCGCAAATGGCATTGCAAAGCGCGTGTTTGGGTGGTTGCCCTGTTTATTTTTGTGCTTACGATCCGCGTTTGCCGGACAAAAACAAATTGTTGATTCGCAAGTATGTACCCGATCCGGTTTACCTTGCGGATGTTGAAGCCGCCGCAATTGGCTTCTTGCAAGAAATTGATGCAATGTTTGAAATCTTAACCACAGGGGAATAATATGTTAACAGTTGGAATTGCACGAATAGGAAACGAAGCGGTTGTTCGGTACACCCAAGATGGTAAAGCGGTGTTGGATTTGTCCTTGGCTTATTCATACGGGCGCAAAGGGCAAGATGGCAATATGCCGACCCAATGGGTAAAGGCAAGTTTGTGGGGTGAACGCGGCGAAAAACTGCAACCGTATCTTCACAAAGGCGCACAAATCTTTGTGCAACTTGCAGATTTACACATTGAAACATTTGCCAAAAAGGATGGTTCACCCGGCTTTGATTTACGCGCCCGCATTGACAATGTGCAATTGATTGGCGAACGCAAAGAACAACGCGAAGCCGCACCGCATGAACAATTCCAACGCCGTTCACCCGCGCCAGCACCTTCGGCAATGGAAGGGCTTGATGATGATATTCCGTTTTAAAGGGGTAATTTTAATTATGGGTGAAATCAACTTGGCATCATCATTGGTTGCCGTTAACAACCTTAACAATAAGTTGCAACGCATAAGTGCGGATGGTACAAAAGCCGAAGAAGTCCACGCCCTTGCCACGCAAATATTGTTGGAATGTGAAGTTATCCGCGAAGAAACAAGCCGGGCATTACAGGGAACCAAGCCGGGTTTGTTTGAAAAATGGTTTGGTAATGGCAAGGCTTGATTGTTGGGCTTTGGTTATTAAAAGCCGCCGGGGGGCGTATGTAAAGTTGCCGCCCGGTGTTTTGCAATATTCACCATACCGAACCATGCTTTTCAAAAGCCGTAAAGCCGCATTGGATTGGGCGCAAGCCGATTCGTATTGGTGTGGCAAAGTGGATGTTGAAAAAGTAACCGTAACCACAAAAGGATATATGGAATGATTAAATTTAAAAAGGAACAACAAAATGGTATCAATCGCCCAATTTTTTACAAGCGCGTTGGCGTATGGAATCGGATTGCTAATCGCCGCTTTGCAACTTATGCTTGTCTTGCTTTATTTGGCTTTTGCTTTGGTTATTGGTTTGATCGCATTTCCAATATTTTTCGTTAAATACCGTTTTTTTGACAAATAAAAAAACACCCGGTTTTTTACGCCGGGTGTTTAAGCCACTTGTGAAGGTTGGCAACTGCTTTTGTATTTTACGCTTGTAAACCCGGCAAGTAAACGGTTTTGCCGTTTTCCTTTACCGCCGTTAACGATTGTTTTCGTAACGAATTTGGATCATACGACACATGAACCCAACCCGAATCGGGGATGCCTTGTGTATAGAATTCCAAAATTACTTGCGTGTATTCAAGATTGGCTTCAATCCATTGCGCCAATTCCGCGTTTGGCAATCCGGGAATTTCAATATCTGCCGCCATGCCGCGTGTGTGATCGGATGGTTTTGCGCCTTGTACGCCACCAACTGCCGCATTAACTGCCATTGAACGGTAACCGGAATTGACTTTTACGCCTTTACCATAATGTTCACGCACCGGTTGAAGTACCTTTTCGGCAAGGGTGCGAAGGTTGGCAACAATATCATCCGGCGGGGTGTTATCAATGTTTTGGCGCAATGCCGTTTCGCTTTTGGTTAATTCTTCAAGCGTAAAATTATTTGTTAATTTCATCGCGTTTTGCTTTCATGTCCATAATCTTTTCAAGTGTCCGACCACCAAAGTAAAACGACATAATCAACATACCCCATTGCCCAAGCAATTCAACATATTTTTGATTGGTATCAATGCCAAATGCCGACATCATGGCAAACATGGTGTACGCAATCAAAATAAAAATTAATGTCATTGGGCGAATGTTTTTGGAAAGCCATGAATCGCTTGCCATATCCGCTTCTTGGCGTTTGGTCAATTCTTGCGCTTCAATGTTATCCGCGTTCAATTCTGCAAGCCGCCCTTCTTGTTGCATCTTTAACAATTCTTGTTGGGCTTTGGCTTTGGCTTCCGGATCGGGAATAAATTTATCCAACACTTTCATGCCAACATCAAATAATGCCGTTAATGGAAACATTGTTTACCTTATTTGTTATCAACCAACCATGAAAAGAACCAAGTAAGACCACTAACAAAGAACACAACAATACCGCCAATGATTCCGTAAAACATTACATCATCCCAAAATTCTTTTTTTAGTTTGGCAATTTGTGCAATTCTTTTTCGTTCCATTCTTTCTTGTTCCGCTTTTTCTTCTCTTATCTTGTTTCGTTCCGCTTGGAAATCTTCCCATAACCCCGCCATTGGCGTGTGATAAATCAACAATTCTTTTAATTCTTGTTCGTATTGTTGAAGTTGTCGCACTCGCATTACATTTTCAAATGCTTGGGCATTAACCGATTTTGTTTTTATTACCTTGCCTTCAATGTCTTGCCCTGCTTTGCAAACTGCTTCTTGCGCTTCAAAAAACTTACCAAGCCCGCTTGAAATTTCTTGCGCTATCGCCCCAACATCTTTGCCAACACCTTTAGCATCCTTGTATAAATTAACGGCGGCTTTTACCCCTGCAACGGCGGCTTGGGCGGCGGCAAAAGCGGTAATCGGATCAAGCATTTTGGCAATTTGTTACTTTGCGCCAATACCAAACTTTGCGGAAACCCCAACAACTACCAAGCCGCAAATGATTACCAACAAAGACCAAATACCTTTTTTTGCAACTTCCAATTTCAATTCTTTCCAAAATTGTTCTTGGGCGGTTGCCGCTTTAATCATGGCTTCGTGATAATTGCGATGCCCGGCAAAATCGGTTGAACCATCGGGGTTGGTTGCAAACGCCCCGTTAATTTGGCGTAATGCATCCATAATTTCATCAAAGCGGCGATCAATATGGGCATTGTCGGAACGCGCCAAATGAACTTCAACATCCCCGGACATTTTTTATTTCCTTTTAAGTTGGGTAATTAACATCAACAATTGATCCGGCAGTAAGACCAGTTGCAAAAACAACGGTTGTTCCACTTGTAACAGTTACATCGGTTCCATTTCGCATTTTTGAACCATTCATATAAACATCAATTTTATTTGCGGTATAAGTTGCGCTTGTTGTAAATGTTGTTTGGCTTGCCGTTGCGGTAAAAGTATCGTATATATTTACACCCGCAATTGCGGTTGCCGGGTAATCAACATCAACAATATCCCCAACAACGCATCCGGATGCAAAAACAACCGCACTTCCACTTGTAACAGTTACATCCGTACCATTACGCATTTTTACGCCGTTTTTAAATACGGAAATTTTGCCGCTTGTGTATGTTTGCGATGTTGTAAAAGAAGTTTGCCCGGCAGTTGCGGTAAATGTGTCGTAATAGTACGAACCGGCAATACTTGCCAACGATACGGTAATGTTGCCCGAAGAAGTAACAGGCGAACCGCTTACGGCAATACCTGTACCCGCAGTAATGCCAATCGAAGTAACTGTACCGGAACCCGTACCCGCGCCAATGGCGGTACGGAAAGTTGCGGCATCTAATGCGCTTACGGTGTTATCCGCGTTCATGCGCGGGAATGTAATTGCGCCCGGATTGGTAAGCGTAAAAAAGTTTTGTCCAATGGTTGTACCACCAAGGCTTGTGCGCCCGGTTGCGGCAACCAAACCGGTTGATCCACCATCCCATTTAAGGCGATCCGTATATGCGGTATCCCAATTGGTTTGGCTTGCGGTGGTTGGAATTGAATACCCGGCGGCAAAGGTCAAAGCCAAAGTGCCGCTTGTTGTGATTGGTGAACCGGAAATGGAAAGCCCGGTTGGTACTGTCATAGCAACCGAAGTTACGGTTCCCGAACCTGCGCCAACCGCCCACACTAATGCCGAACCGTTGTACGATAAAACTTGATTTGTAGTTGTTGGCGCATCAATGAAAGAAGTTGCGCCCAAACCTGTTTGGTACGGAATTTTGTTTGCCGCACCGCCCGCAATATTTGTTGCGCTTCCCGCATTTCCGGAAGTGTTTACATTGATTGTGGAAGGCAATGAAAGCGTTACGCCGCCCGTTGAAGCGGATGCGGTGATTTGGCTTGCCGTACCTGTAATTGAAGTTACACCGGTGTTGGTAATTGTTACCGCACTTGTTCCGTTGTAAGAAGTGCCGCCAAGACCTGTACCAATGGTTAATGCATTGGCAAGCCCACCAAGACCGGTAACGGTTGAAGGTGCTTTGTGCAACCACTTGGAACCATCATATTGCAACAAATCATTTGCGCTTGCCGATGCGGTTTCCACATCGTTTAAATCTTCCAATGAAACATTAATTGTTGGGCGCACAAACAATGAACCGGAACCACCGCTTGCCGCGTTTACAACAACGGCAACTTGAATTTTTGCCGCAGGTGCGGAAGGTACTGTTTTGGTTAAACCACCCGCAACCGAAGGGTTGTAATACAGTATTTGACCATCAACCCACGATTCCGCGCCGCCGGTGGTATTGATGCCGCGCACCAAGCCAAAATTTGTTACATAACCCCAACCGTTTAATGCAATATCTTCGGTTGCAACACCCATGAAATAAGTGGATGTTGCATCGGTAAGACCGTTTGCAGGTGCGCCGGTTAACGCGCCACTTCCACCAACCGTACCGGTAAACATAACGGCTTGCCCGTTGGTAATTGCGGATGATGCTTTGATTCGGTAATACTGTTCTTCGCCAATTTGTTGCGTTACATTACCGCCCGCCATCACAAGGTTTAATGTTTGGTTTCCATCGGCGGCATCCCAATACATTGAACCCGCCGCAGTTGGCAAGGTTCCCGCCGGGGTTGTATCAAACCCAATGGAATTTACATTGGCAAGGTTGCCATTATCATCTTGGGTAACGGTTCCATTTTGAACCAACTTACCGGTTGCACCATCAAAACGAACAAGGGCGTTATCCGTTGCCGAAGCCGCCCCGACTACATCGCCGATTTGAACAACGGAAGCCGTACCGTTGTTCTTTTCCATATACATCTTGCCATCGTATGTATTTACGGCAATTTCGCCCAATTCCAAATCGCCCGTTGTTGGCACTTTGCCCGCAACGGATGATCTTTTTACCTTAATTGTGTTCGCCATTTGGCAACCCTTTCGCGCTTATATAAGCGGGTTAATTTTAGTTAATTAGAATGTACCGCCATCAATTGTGATGCCATCAAAGGTTGTAAGGTTTGTAATCGAACCGCCTGTAATTGCCACATTGTTTGCGTTTTGACTTGCCATCGTACCGGCATCAGTAACTTGAGAAAGCGTGATTGCAATTGGCGTATCTGCAAGGGCGGTAAGTTGACCTTGGGCATTAACCGTTGCGGTAAGGGTTTCGCTTGCGGAACCGTATGAACCGGCAGTAACGGCGGTATTGGTAATACTGAAAGTATTGCCGGAAAGGGTAAGCCCTGTACCTGCAAGGTAAGTACCTGCGCCGCTAAATTGTGACCAAGTAATAGGGGTTGTTCCAAGCGTACCACCTGCATTGATGGTACAAACCCAACCGGTATCCGCGTATGTTGCGCCTTCTTCAACAAAGGTATAAGCGGAAACCAATTCATCCCAAGTGTTTGCATCTGCGGAACGCGCCCATGCACCACTTGCGGCAACATAAATACCGTTTGTTGGTGTTGATGTTTGATTTTTAACCAACACACGATCACCGGCAACAATTGATACACCATCAATTGTTTGTGCGCCCGACAATGTAATGTTGGCAGTTGTTGCGGCTTTAACGGATGCCTTAACATCTAAACCTTGTGCAACCGTATCAACATAATATTTGGTTGCCGCATCTTGATCGCTTGTTGGATCGGCAAGCCCGGTGATTTTGTAACCACCAAACGCATAATCCGCAGTTGGAACCGTTAGATCATTAATGTTTGCAGTTGTTGCCGCAGTTACCAAACCTTTTGCGTTTACAGTAGTTTTTAGGAATGTTCCAACATTACTGTTAACGGTTGCAAGGGTAAATGCCGCACTTACTGCCGCCGTACCATCAACGCTTGCAAGGGTTGCCGTACCATCACCGGTAAGGGATAGATTACGCGCCGTTGCCCAAGCCGTTGCGGTTGCGGCATTGCCGTTAATTGAACCCGAAATGGTGCTTGAAAATGTTTTTGTACCCGCAATGGTTTGATTTGTTGAAAGATCAACAAATGCGCCATTACCGGCAATTGCAATAATTGAAGTTGCGGAACCACCGGAACCGCCTGTACCTGTACCGTAATACAGGATATTCGTTGCTTCGTTAAAAGCCAATTCCGCGTTTGCAAGCGTACTTGGCGCACCTGCACCACCGGAAGCGGCGCGGCGTTTAATGCGTATAGTATTTGACATTTTTTATTTCCTTTTAAAAGTTGCCGCCATCGGCGATTTCGGTTTGCGGGGTGTTAACCCACTCATTTGTTCCAAACATGATTACATCTTGTGGTTGTACGGCGGTGATTACTACCGGGTAACCGCCTATCTTGTCCCCACCATCCGCACCTTTAACACCACGATTGATTTGTATGGTTTGCCGGGGCGTTGGGGTAACCTGCACATTAACTTCGTTGCCACCTGTAATGTTGGCAACAATGTTATTGCTATCTTGTACGGTAATGTTCGTATTGCTTGGAACGGCGTTTACTGTCATTTTTGCCATTAACGCGCCCCTTTAAACTTTTACGATGCCATCGCTTCGTACCAAGAAAAGCAAAAAAATAATGTTATCTTCGGCGGGTTGTGATCCGGAAGAAGGAAAACTTATTTTGATGCGCCCGGAAAAACCCGCGCCATTTGCCGATGCAATATCCATTTGGGTATCTGAATCAACTAAACCCCAAGATGAATCATCAATAACCAAAGTAAAAGAACCTTCCGCGTTATTGCGGTTGGTAATAGTTAATGAAATTGGGGTTGGTGTTGGCGTGAAATTGCCAATGTCAAAAGAAAGCCCATACCGGGTATCTTGAACATTTGAAAGTGTGCGGCGAACAATTTGGGCATCAATCGTTGCGCCCGTTAAATCAACCGGGGTAATGTTATCTTCCGCAGTAAGGGCAAGATTCCAAAAGGTTGATTGTTCGTAAACTAATTCGCCCGCAATAATCGGATTGTCAAAACCCGACACTTGCGTAAGTGTGTTTTTGTTAAATACTGCCATGATTGCCCCATTTCGCGGTTATAGGTTTCGCGCACTCGCAAAACCCGCCATCATGTCGTGTTTTATATTTTCAAAAGTATAACGCCCCGAAAGGCATTTTACTAGCCCCAAATTGCTTCGGGTGTTGGTTGGAATACAGGATTTGCAACCGGGTTAACTGCAAGGGCGCGTACTTGCGAACGCCATGCAATAAATTCCGCTTGGTTGGTCAAATAAGGGGTGTTTGTAGGATCGGCAACATCCGGAATGGTTGTCCAATCTGTTTGGTACAAAAGTTGGCTTGCTTGTTTTTTACATTCTTGAAGCGGTTGATCCGCAACAAGCCGGGCATATTCGGCATTGATTTGTTCATTTGTAACAGGGGCAACGCTTGGATTAATCCAATCAATTGTTGCGGCTTCCCCATCGCCATAACAAACAACTTGTGCGCCGGGAACCAAAGACAAAACGGCATCAATTTTTGAAATCATAGTGCTACCTCTATAAGTGAAAAAGTAATTGGTGTTTGTGATGTGTTCCAACAAACCGTTGGATTTGCATAAACTCCGGAAGCATTTGTTAAAGCAAATTGAATGGTGTATGTTAATGCAGATGTGGTTGCAGGTGAATCCAAATAAAACAAATCAACCGTATATGAAATATCAACAATTACGCTTACATTATTTTTATAAGTATCTGTAAAAATTGCCGTTCCGCTTCGATCAATGCGTATTCCTGCATCGCCACCACCGTTATTTGTTCCATACCGTATTGGACAATGCACAATGCATAATATTTTACTGTTAGTGCTTAATGGTGTAATTGATTGACTTAATCCGGTTGATACCCAAGTGCCTTGAACTGAAGTTGTTATGCTTGTGGTTGATTGCACTTGTGCAATTTGCCTAAATTTTTGCGATACTGAATCCCAAATACGATCCCCACGCAAATAAGTTGTGGCATCTGCCGTTCCACTTGATGCAAGGTTTGCGTTTGTTGTTAAACCTGTAGATCCATCCGTTGCATCAATTTGACCGGATGAATTTAAATTATTTGCAAGTTGCGCTAAATTAAAGGCTTGGATCATATTTTGACCTTATGGGGCAATTTCCATCACAATCAATGTAATTGGTGATGAAGTTGTGTTCCAACAAATTGTTGGGTATGTATAAGGGCTTGCGGAACCTGTTAAAGCAAATTCAACCGAATAAGTTGTTGAAGATGTTGTTGCCGGTGCATCCAAATAAGATAAATTGATGCCATAAGAAATATCAACAATTGCGTTCACATTGTTTAAATATGTATCTGTAATGATAACGGTTGATCCGCGTTTAATACGAATACCGGCTTGCATACCATTTGATGAACCAAAACGAATTGGGCAATGCACAAGACACATAATTTGACTGCTTGCGCTTGAAGGCGTAATGGCTTGGCTTAAATTGGTAGAAACCCAAGTGTTAAGGCTTGAAGTTGTTACGGTTGTGGTTGATTGCACTTGTAAAATTTGTCTGAACCGTTGCGAAATGGTTGCCCATGTTCTATCACCGCGAAGGTAAGTGGTTGCATCTGCGGTTCCACTTGATGCAAGGTTTGAATTGGCAAGCAAACCGTTAAGCCCATCGGTTGCATCAACTTGTCCCGATGTGTTTAAATTGTTTGCAAGTAGTGCCAAATTATTTGCTTGTGTCATTAGACTGCCCCTGTTCTTGCGAATGTTTGTTGCAAAAGTAAATCCGTATTTGTTGCGGGTGTTGTTGCTAAAGTGAAACCACCGGTTACGGTAGTGTAATCGCTTCCGGCAAATTGTAAAACCCCGTTTTGATACAAATTAAATGCACCGGTTGTGTAACTGAAAGAATAAGCGGTTTGCCCAATTACTGTATTGGTTACCACATTAACAGGGTTTCCGTTTGGCGTTGTAAGGTTGTTTGGTGTCCATTGAATTACCGTTAACAAACCATTTGCAACGGATGGCATATTCACAATGGAACCCCCAATAACATCATAATCTTGATCCATCATTATTGCGCCATTTATAAAAATTAATTCATACCCACTTGTAATTGTGAATCCGGAAGGCGTATATGAAGAAGCGTTTGTTAATGTTGCGGTATTTCTTGTAAATGATGCATAAACACCGGTGGTTGAATTTACGGATTTAAACGAAATAATGGTAATTTTTGTATTTAATGTTGCGCCGGTTGATAAAGTTACGGTTCCGGTTGTTCCACCTGTATCGGTATATTCGCTTGCATCAAGCAATATGCCATTTTTAAATACTAAACATTGTCCGGAAATGTAACCCGTACTTCGCGTAACTGAAAATACAGTTTGCCCACTTGTTGCGGTAAATTGGGCAATCGTCATGTAAAAGGTATCGGGTTCTTCAAACCCAACAACACGCCCATAAATATCAATTGTTAATGTTGCCGCACTTGCCGTTTTTGAATAAATGCCGGAACCAAAATCAAGGTATGGTTTAAGTGATGCAATAACTTTTCCATCCGGATTGTTGGTAACTGCAATTTCGCCCGTACCAACCGTTGTGGTTCCGGTTGAAATAACTTGCCCGGTTCCCATGTCCAAATCAATTGTGTTTAATCCATCCGGCAAAGCCGACCATAAACGCGGATCAAAAATAATTGCTTGCGTTGGAACAAATGCGCCCGTACCTGCCGCGTTATCAGCAAAACCCGTTGCAAAAGAAAATTTACGCCCGGTTCGATTGGCATAACATAAAAATATATTTGTACCAAAACTTGGATCGGCGGGATACCAAGTGTATTCAAAATAATCATGCGCCCCGGAAGATGAAGGCGTGTTTAACAAACCAAAATACAAACGATTTGTTGGGCTTAAACTGAAATTGCTTGTTCCGGTTGCATTGTCAGCATAAGCAACCGATAAATACCTTTCGGAATATTGAAATGTTGTTGGCTTCCAAACAAATGCGGTACTTGCCGGTGAATATGGCGATGTTCCCAAACTGTTAACCATTCGGGAAAACAAATACCAAGTACCGGCGGGTACGGAAGCAAGGCTTACGGCGGGCAATAAACTTCCGGGATCGTAAGGTGTACCGTTTGATTGGATTTCGGTTGTACCTGCAAAAATCAATTGGCTTGCGGTAGGCGTTGCAAACGCCGAATACCACACTTCCGCATATTGAATAATGCCTTGTACGCTTGCCGTAATGTTTACCAAGAAAAGTGGATTGGCATTTGTTGGATAACTTGCACCAACAACCGGGGCGGGTACATTACCAAATACCAATGGATCGGCAATCCCTGTATTGGGCGCGGGTTGAAATTGGGTAATGTTTACATCATCATAAATGGAAGCATTAAATTCAATCAACAAAAGATTTGCGGTAATTGACCCATCACCGGCAAATTGTTCGGTTACTTTCATAACCCGGAATTCTTTTGCCACCCAACCATAATTGGAACTTGTAACGGTAACAATATCACCGGCTTCCAATTGAATACCCGCATAATTAATTTGCACCTGCACTTGCAAATCTTCCCGGCTTGATTTCAACATACGATTTGCAAGGTATTGCGCCCGCACATCATTGTTAACCAAAGCCAATGAAAGTGATTGTTTGTTTACGGGTTCATTGGGAAACATTAAACCGGGATCAATTTGCGCCAAATCAAATGTTGCAGAATTAAACGAATCTTGATTTGATTCATCCGGAAATTTACATTCAATAACATTGTATGTACCCGCAATATCAAGCGGCGTAATTTGAATTGATGAAACCATATTGGAATCATCAAGTGCCATTGAAATTGTGTATGTTGGTTGTTGGGTAATAACACCCCATTTGCTTTCAATTTCGTTGTAACGAACCAAGCAATCACAACAACCCGACATATCTTGCAAGTTATCCATGATGGCGCGTTTTGTATCAACTACGCCATCAAAGCGAAAACGGGTTTGGGTTGTTGTATTGCCTTCGTAATCAGTATATGTAAATGATTGATCGCAATATGTATTAAGTGTTGCAAGGCTTGTTGTATCAACTTGGCTTGGATCAACTGCCGCGCCATAAACATCACTTGTTAAATAATCGTAAAAACAATCGCCCGGCTTGTGGCGCGAATTGTTAACTTGAAATTTTGTTTGTTGCATACCGGTAAGACCGGCATCTTGATTGTAAGAAATGTGAAGAATTGCAAACGCGCAATTACTCATTAACTTTGTATTGTCCCAAGTGTAAACAAGCCCGGAAGTTTGCATTACGGTAACGGCGTTTGCCGAACCGCGAACCGGGTTATATGATCCATTGGAATACAAATAAATTTGTAATTTGCCATTTACCGATGTGTCGGTTTCACCGGTTGAAGTATCAGTTAATGAAACAACATCGGCACTTATTGATGAAGCAAAGTTACATTTTTTGCCACCCCAATAAATATCCCCAAATGAAATTGTGTCGTTTCCGTTATTAGTTACTTCACAAAGGGAAATCACATAATACAATTCTTGGTTGTTTTCGCTTATTGACAAATCGGTAATTGTGCCGCCAAGCCACGCGGAACCATAAACAATGGGAAGTTTGTTATCGGTTGCGGGTGGAAGTTGTTGGCGATTTCCGGGGTTCGGGGATGAACCGGAACCATACGCACCACCATCCCCGGCATTTGGTTGCATTGATTGAATAAATGATTTTGCAACAACTGCACTTGCCACAACGCCAACCACAACCGCCGCAACAACACCCGCCGTTGCATAAGTTGCAACGGTTGCGACTGCCGCGATAATTACCGAAGTTGGCATAACATAACCCCTTTATTGAATCCAATTTTCATCTTTTTTGCGAAATCCATATTTTTGATATTTCAAATTTGGGCTTGTGTCCATTTTTGAAACGGTAAAATAAGCAATACGCCCATTTTGTTTTAATTGTTTGCCATACGCAATGTAATTTGCAAATAATCGAAATCCGGTACTTGTATCGCGGTGTTGTGGGCGAACATACCAAGCCAATTCATGCATGGCAAAAGTTTTGTTATCCCAAATTGTCGGTAACACCATTGCCATTAACAACCCCTTTCCTTCTTCCAAGAAAACTACCCCTTGCCCCGCAAAAATAGAATCCAACATGGCGTTCCAATATGGTTCGTTTTCTATTCCAAGCAATTCGGGAAAATCTGCTTCGGCACGAAATTCTTTCATCATTTCAATTATTTGTGTTTTGTCGTATGGTGTTGCTTGTCTTATCATGTATTTTGTTTTCCAAATTGATAGTTAATATTTGTAATGAACGCAACGCGGTTCATACTTGTATCGCCGGGATTAAAAAATTGCCAACTGTTATTGTTGGTATATCTTCCCGCCACCCGGTTTTGTAAAATTAATTGAATGGATGATGCCGAAACTTGAATTAACCCAACAAACATCCGCACATCTTCCATCCATTGTTCGGAAATAGAAAAACTGTTTATAAATCCGGTAAAAAATTTGTAAAGCCCGCCCGTACCGCCGGTGGTAATCAATGCGCCGCTTTCATTAAAAAAGCCATGCCATGCTTCAATTTTGGAACCTTTAACATCTTGCCCAAGAACCCAACCAAGCATGGCGGTATCAATGCCGACCAAAGTAAAAGTTGTTTCGTTTGCGGTGCTTTTAATGTCGCGGCTTGCGTTACCAACTTGAACCAATTGCCCAACACCGGTAAATGCTTGAGAATCAACCGCCGAAATTGTTAATGATGTTGGTGCGGTTGTAAACAAATACTTCACAATTTTAGTTGCAATACCTGTACCGGTTCCCGCGCCGGTTGCCACAAAGGAAATGCCAACGGTATTGGATGCCGCGCCAATTAATGTAAAGTTGGTGGTTCCAACATAAAGAATGGTGTAAGTTGTTCCAACAACAAAAGCCCCGGCGTTTACTTTGTCTTGTGTGGTTACGCGAACAAAATCCGCGTATCTTATGTGGTTTGTGTTTTGTACGGGGGTTATGTTGTTCATACGACAATTTCCATTGCAGTAAATTCGCCCGCCCATTGTACGAATGAATCATTGGCAATTGGCATTAATGTATATGTTGGGTAATCAGTTAACACAACCGGAAATGTCACGCCGGTGTATGAACTTCCACCCATGCTTACAGTTGTGCCATATTGACCAATTACCGCATTGATTGGGCTTACCACCGGGGTAAGTAAATTACGGTGTACGGGGATGTTAACGGTTGATCCACCGCCCCTTTGCACATCTTGTGTGGCAATGTATGTGTAAAGCCCTACTTGGCAAAAATCACCGGCACGAACAACATAAGCGGTTGAACTAATGCTTGGAAGGCTTCCCAATACCAATGTGGTATTTGCGCTTGATGTTTGCCATTGGCATGAACCAATTGAACCAATTGCCATATCGCCTTGGTACGCAATGTAATTTACCCAACCGGTTGCGCCAAAGTTAATGTATTGCGTTAACGCACGATCATAATAACGAAGCGTTGCAAGCAAATCGCGGTTTTGCGAATAATACAAATAATTCATTGGCTTCATTTTGAATTCAAATGGAACCACCGTCATTTGTTCGGAAGTGTTCATGCGTTGGTTACGCGAAATCACTTGCCCAATAAAACGGTGATCTTTGATGCCAACGCTTTCGCTTATTGCTAGTATTTGGTTCAAACTCATTTAATCACCTGCTTTGTGGTAGTCCACGCGCCGCCGACATATTCGCCGCGTAAACCGAATCTTTGTTACGCGCTAAAAATTGCGCCGCCGATTGCGTATCAATTGCTTGCATATTTTGAATTACCGTTCCATTGTAAACAACGGATGGTGTGTTGCCCATCATTCCGGCGGTGCGCCCGGCAGGTACAACCATTGATGATTGATTTGGAATAACCATTTCCGCACCTTCTTCACCAACAAGGTATGGTTGATTGGCGGTCATAACACCGCCTTTTGCCCTGCCTTGATATTGGGTTGAACGAATTGCCGCAACCCGCGCCATACCTGCCGCAACTGCAATTGCCGCCGCAGTAAATCCTAAAGCGGGTCCGACATAGGGAATACCCGCAAGTGATTTGTAAGAAGCCACCGCGCTTGAATATGTATCAATAATGGTTTGGGCAATTGCCATTGCTTTCCAAGCCGCAAACGCCGCTTTGGAATGTTGCCCAAGTGATTGCAAGTTACCAACCATCGTATCAAAACCGGCTTTTTCGCTATCGGTCAAAATTTGATTGGCGCGTACTTGGTTTTCCTTGTCTTGAATAGATTGCATACGCAAATCATGCAATTGGCGTTCGGCATCAATAACTTTGTTGATGCGTTCCGCTTCCATGTCGTACCGTTCACCTTCGCCGTATTCGTTTTTGGCATCAATCAATTGTTGATTCAATTCAAAACGGCGGCGTTCCCAATCAAATAACAATTGTGCGTATGCATATTGTTTTTCGGTCATGCCAATGCGTTGAACATCAAGCCCAACGCTTGCCATATCAAACTTGTACCGTTCCATTTCATACGCGGTTTTTTCTTTAAAAATCCGCAATTCTTTTTCACGATTAACAAGCAAATATTGCGTTCGCAATTCGTGCAACTTGGTTTCTGATTGCAAAACCTGATTAATGCGTTCCGCTTCGGCTTCGTACCGCTTGCCTTCCCCATATTGATTTTTTGCATCAATCAATTGTTGGTTTATATCTAGGCGGCGGCGTTCCCAATTAAGAATTTCTTGCACATACGCAAAAGTTTTTTCGGTCATTCCAATGCGTTGTGCATCAATAATGATTCCCGCCGCATCTAACTTGTATTTTTCAACTTCATACGCGGTTTTTTCTTGCAAAATGCGTAATTCTTTTTCACGCGCCGCAAGTAAATAATTAATTTGTTCTTTGGATTTTTGATTTGCCGATTCAACTGCGGTTTTGTATTGCCCGGCAATTGCGCTTTTTTCACGACCACTTAAATTTTCTTTTGCCAAACTTGTATTTAATTCGGCTTGTGCGCGGGCAATTTCTTCTTTGCGTTTTAATTCAACTTCGGCAAGATCAGTTGAAAGTTGATCTTGTGAAAGTGCTTTAACTTTTAAATCACCGCGTTGTTTTTCAATTTCAAGCAATTGTTTGGCAAGTGCCACACGCGCAACGGCGGCATCCGATCCACGCCTTGCGGGTTCGGGGTTTCGCCCGGTTGGTTGACTTGATGCGGTTGGCGATTGTCCGGATGTGTTTTGTGGTGATTCGGATGCGGCAGGTGGTGCGGCGGCGGCGGCTTCATCCCCTGCATCAAAAGCGGCTTTTGCCCCAAAATACGCGGCAAGTGCCGCCCCCGACATTGCAATGCCTTTTACACCACCGGCGGCAGTTATTGCCACGCCAAGTGATGCCGTTGTTTTCATTACTTTGTTCAAAAGAACAAATGCTTCAACCAATTTAAACATACCGCTTACAACACCGGCGGCAGTTACCGCAACCATTGCGGCTTTAAATTCGTTTACATTAATTATGAATTTGCCATCACCAACAAACGGCGCAACCATTTCGGCAAATGCAATTTTTAAATTTTCAAGATTTGCTTTAAGTGAATCCGACAAATCACCAAGCGATTGCATGGCTTTTTCGGCTTGTTTAAATTCGTTGGTGGTCATGTTCATGCGTTCCGCAAGATCATCAAGGCTTATGCCCAAACCACCTTTACCAAGCAATTCTTTAATTAGTTTTACCCGTTCATATTGACTTGTAACATCTTTCAAACCGTTAACAACTTTGTTAATGGCTTCTTCCGGATTCATGTTCCGTAATTCTTCAAAGGAAAGCCCAATTTGTTCAAAAGTTGCAATGGCTTGTTCATTGCCGCCTTGCGCTTCTTCAATTTTTGAAAACAGGGTTCCCAATACTTTTGCGGCTTGTTCGCCATTACCACCCGCTTGCGTAAGGGCATCTTTAAATTGAAGGGTTTTTGCAATGGAAATACCAAAACCTTTGGATAAATCACTTACTTCATCCGCAAGATTCATTGCACCATGTGCAAGCGCGGCAACTCCCGCAAGGGAAAGCCCTGCCGCACCACCAAGCGCATTAAACAAATTCCTTAACTTGGATACATCAATACCCAAATCATTAAATGCGCTTTTTAAATCTTTGGCATCTTGTTTTGCTTTTGCGGTTGCTTTATCCCATTCAACCGTTACCAAGCCCAACTTTACCGTTAACGAACCAATGGTTGCCATTATTTTTCACCCCTTGCGACTTTTTGGATGGCTTCCCATAAAGCCGAACCCAATCTTGATTTAATTTTATCTTCATTGTTGTTAAGCGCGGGAAGCATAAACGGATGCGGCGGCGTTCTTGCATTTCCAAATTCTTGCGAAACAGGGGCGCGGCTTTTATTTGACCATACCGCTTGTAATCTCCCCCGTTTGTTAACAACAAAGTTTTGCACCGAATCATCGCGCAAGGTACTTGCCGTTACGCGGGCAATAAAGTTTTCACCCGCATATCGGTTTGAACTTTTATCGCGCCCTTGGGGGCGGTGTACGCGCAAATAAATGCGTTCGGCAGTTTGTCCGGTATCTTTGGGCGCATAAGATTTTGCATCCTGTAAAACAGGTTCCATTGCATATTGCATTGCGTTGCGCCAAATCTTATCCGTTTTGCCTTTACCAATATCATCTTCCAATGCTTGCATACTTGCAAACAATTTTTCAAAACCTTGGATTTCAAAGTTAACCGACATTTTTAAATTTGTCCTTTTTGTACCCTTTTGCGCGGGATACATAAGTTAACAATGCCGAATTAACCATATCGGCTTCGGCGGGTTCGTTGTCGGGATTTTTGAAATATTCGTTAATCCATTTAAATATTGAATCAACTTTATTGGCGGGCGCACCTTCGGGGCGTAAATAATTGAAAACGGCGGTTGTGATCGGTGCTAATGCATCGAATATGGCTTTGTTTCCAAGCATCCCTTCGGCATACATAACTTGAATATCCCCAAATAATTCTTCATCAATTGAATCAATGTATTGTTCTGTATGCCCGTTGAACACCATTGCGGCAACAACTTGGCGGCGAAGGCTACGCCTTAATTTTTTTTTACTGTTTTGTAATCGGGTTTGATTGCCTTATCAATTTCCGCAACAATTTCCCGAATTACAAATTCCGGGAATTCTTCAACAATTTGTTCGTAAGTTTCTGTAATGGGTTCGCCTGTTTCCGATACCAACAAATGAAAATATTGTTCAACTTTATTTTCTTCAATTGCGGAAAAATTTGCAACTTGTCGTACCGAAGTGCCATCCACAATTAAATCATCATCGGTTTTGGTGATGGTTTGTTTTTTTTCGTTAAGGGCTTTAACAAAATCTTCGCCGCCATCTTCCAACGCTTTAATCATTGGTTCGGCAAGGCGTTTAAAAATTTTATTTACTCGCGCTTCATCCGGCGAAAGAATTGTTGCGGTAATTGTTTCCATTTCTTTTTTCAATGGAACCCGCACTTTTAAATCAAACTTAACTTCTTCCAAATCAATGTGGATTGTTTTAAGTTTTGTTTCGGCTTGTACCTTTGTGTACGACTTGCCAAGTTTGTTCGCTAATGCCATGTTATTCCCCTTTTACCAATTTACGGAAGATTGCGTTATTAAGGCGCAAAGCGTAATCCGCAACTTCATCGGGGGTTAATTTGTCGGCATGATTTTCCGCAATCTTGTATGCGGTATGAATTCCGGCAATGCGTTGTTCGTGAAACCCAAACCAATTCTTTGAACCGGAATTGGCTTGGGTAATCAAGAAGTTAAGTAACGCTTCCGAATTGTTTTTTGTGTTATCTAGTGTTGTCATGTTTTGTTGTTTTCGGTTTTGTTAACTGTTTGACCAACCGTAAGAATTGCCGCCTACCGGGTGGATTGTGAAAGTAAATTTACCTTCGGCACTTGGTGACATATCCCATTGCATACCACCAACGCGACCATTGAAAGCGTAAGCAACGGTATTAGTACCATCGTAAACCGCAATCACATAAGTGCGAATGATTGAACCGGAATCGCCATCATCACGAATAAGCAATTGCGCGGGATCGGCAGGATTCCAAGCCGAAGTAATCGTAAGTGAAGTTACTTGGTTTTGGGTTGTGATTTTGTAACCGGTACGCAAACCGGCGGCAGAATAAGCCGCGCTTGCATCATCGGAACCAAATGCGGGGATGGCTTCAACCGGAACTTGAATACCTGCCGTACCTGTACCACCTGCACTTGTGCCAATAATGGTTTCTGTTTGCGCCCATGTACCCAATTGCGTATCTGTCAATGGGGTGGGGGTTGGGTCATCTTGACACCAAAGGGTTGCAACATAACCCGGCAAGACTTTGTTAATAAGTGCCATTTTTCATTTCCTTTTTGAAAGTGTTAAAAAAAATCTTGTCATGTTGGAATGTCCAAGGTGCAATCCAAAACAATTTGGTTTAACCCCAATTCATTGTCGTATGTATTGTAAAGCCAACTTATATCAACCTTGGCAACAAAAAAGCCACCAATGCCGCCAAATTGACCCGAATAACCATGTAACGATTGTAATATGGTGTTGCTTAAATTGAAAGCATCCGACATTGATTGTGCATAAATATGCACTTGAAATATCGGGCGATCAATGCCTTTGTTGGATTGCGTTTGCCCGGTGTAAACCGGTTGATGAATATTACGCAACATCCAAGTTAAAAATTTTGGTTCTTTTGAATAATTCCGGTTGAAACTTGCATAAACCGGTACGGGCGAAACCGTATCCACCAATTCATATTGGATGGCTTCGGCGTAATCAACGGGATTGTTTTGGTTCGCCATTTCTTATACCGGTGTTGATGGATCGTTACGATAACAAAGAAAGGTAACAAACTGCCGATCATTGGTTTCCCGACAATCGGTAATACGCCAATCTTTGCCACGCCAAAAAAACGAATAATTGTCTTGGTTATCCACAATTGTTTTTGTGTTTGGCGTGTAATTCATTGTGAAATTCGTTAAATCCGAATATACGCGGTATCGTTCCGAAATACGCAAGGAATTTGCCACATCGCTTACCAAAGCGCGTGTTTCAAACCAAGTTGTAATGGTGGTTGTGTATTCGCCAAGGCTATCCACGCCGTTTGTAACGGTTTTAACCACCACATTTTCGTAACGCTTAATTGTCATTACATCACCAAAGGTTTGTAAGGGCGCAACAACATGGTTACGCCAAACGGTATTTCGGCTTTCATTTGCACCGAATCACCAACCGTTGAACGACTGTTATACAAATGGGTAAGCAACATCAAGCCCGCTTGTTTTACAACGGGATATTGCGCCGCAAAAGATTGGTTGATGGTGTAAGTAACTTGCACCGGGTTGGCAATGTTTTGTGCCAATGGGCTTGGTAATCCACTTGGTACAACCACGCGGTTACCCGTTGGATCGTAATAGTAGTTGCCAACCGCCAAAAGGTTTTTGGTTGCGCCGGTTGTGCCTGTCCAATATTCCACCGAATTGATGGTTACCGCCGGGGTTTGCCCTTGGTATGTGGTTGCAACTTCCGGCAAATCCAAATAAATTGATGAACCGTTTAAACCCGGATCGCCATAGTAACAACGGTATTGCGTTGAAAAGATGGCGAACCCAAGGAAATCTTCGATTGCCATGCGGGTTGCCAATTCAAGGCTTTCCAAATACGCATCTTGCGATTCGTCTTGGAACAAGTTAAGTTGTTGCGTTATTTCATCAAGCGTTAACCAACCGGTTGAAATATCGCGGTTAATTTGTTCAACCTTTTCATAATTGAACGGATTTCTTGTCCCCGAATAGTACGGGGCAAGTGTCATATTTTCAACCGCCATAATTTAGCCCCTTATGCGCCGACTAAACGAACACCCGCAAAAACATCAAGGATGGAACTGCAAACGCGCTTTTCAGCAAACAGGGTTACGAAGCCCGGTGCGCTTTGATCGAATCGCTTAATGTCAATTACGCCGTAATCCGCAATGGTTACGAAGCGTTCCCATTCTGCAAGGTAAACCGGGAACGCGCCCGATGCCGCAACTTGCATATATGGGTTTGGAATTACGCGATGCCCAAAAATGTAAACCACCGCGCCGCCATCATCATCACCAACTTCCAAGAAGTTGTTTGCGCTTGTGGATGCCTTCAATTTACGCAACGCTTGGATTGTCGTTGGATGCATCATCCATGCGGTTGTTGGCTTGTAAAGATATTGCGCCGGTAAAGCCGCTTGCAAGTTTGCCAAATCATCATATACAACGGCGGTTGCGGTTGCCAATTCAACTTGCAACACAGTATGCCGCCCGTTGGTGATTGCGGAACCGTTTGAACCAAATGCCGCCGCGCTTGTGGAACCGGGGTATGAATTTAAACCACGCAAACCACTTGTTGCGCCATAAGCGTAAGTTGTGCTTGCGGATTGGTCATTGTTAAGAACCATCGACAAACCTTCTTGTTGCGACAATTCCAAAAGCAAATCGCCCGCAACCGCTTCTTCCAATGAATCAATATCGGAAAGAACTGCGGTACGAATTGGAAGGCTTGCGTTAATATCGCGCACCGGCAATTGCCAAAAAGTTGTTGCAATATCGGGTGAACCGCCATTGTTGTTGATGGCATAACCCCAAGGGTTTGATTGCGCGGTAATGGTAGTGGAAGAAGCGGTTTGGCTTGCGCTTACGGTGTAAGTGCCTGTACCGCCCGTACCTGTACCAAGTGCGGTAATTGTTGTACCGGCGGTTACACCTGTACCGGTAATGTATTGACCAACACGCAATGTGCCGGAAGTTACTGCGGAAACTGTAAGTGTGGTTGTTGAAATTGCGCCGGTTACAACGGCAATATCTTGAACCAATGTTGCATTACCTGTTTTTGCAACAAACGCTTGTGCCGAACCATCGGTTGCAATTTGTCGCGCCCCCATACGAATTGGGTTGGCATAACGCAAAGAAGCAAACGCATCATCGTAAATTACGCGACCACCCGCATCAAGCCCCGAACCCGTAAGGGAACTTGCTTCGCGCAGGTTAACGGTTGCTTCCCCGTTGGTTAGTGCTTCCTTGATGCCGTTAAGAATGGCGGTATTTTTCATTTGCTTTTTTCCTTTATGCCTTCAATATTCATTCAAGAAGGGGGGCGTAAGCCCCCCATTCCTTTGTTGCTATTACGCGCCCGTTGCGGTTGAACGGTAACGGATGATTGCGGCAGGATCGACATTCGATGCACAAAGGCGTTTTTCACCGTAGAAAGTGATAAAGCCCGGTGCGGTTTGATCGTAACGGCGCAATACCATATTCAAACGATCAACGATTGTGTGTCCGCGTGTGAAATCACCAAAATACATTGGGTACTTGCTTGTAGTACCTGCGGAACCACCGGAAGCGGTAGGCGCATCAACATAGTTGTTAACAACAACATCGTAACCAAGCAACTTGCCAACGATGCCATCGTAAACCAATGGGGACATTCTTTCAAACACAGGTGTGCCGTTGTCATCAACCAAACCGCGAATACCGGCAAGCATCAAAGGTGAAATCATCCACTTGTTGCCATTTGACCAATATTGTTGTGGCAAAGCGTGCAAGAAGTTAATCAAATCCGCATACTTAACATTGTTTGCGCTTGCAAAACCGTTTGTTGTGATTTGATCGTAAGTTGCAATGCTATTCAAACCGGCGGTTGCACCTGTACCACTTGTGCCAAAAGCATAAGCGGAAGTTGTACCACCTGTATATGAACTGTTTGCGCCGGGATAGTAATTCAAACCACGCAAGCCGTTTGTTCCACCTGTTGAAGTGGTGGTTGTGCCGGATTGATCGTTGTTTTGAATCATTGATTGACCTTCAACTTGCGAGAATTCCACAAGCATATCGTCAACCACATTGGCTTCCAAACCATCAATATCATCCAAAGCGGCGGTACGGATTGGGAATTGCACATTAATATCTTGCAAATTCAATTGCCAAATGTTTGTGCTTTCAGTAGTGCCGGAACCGTTGTTATTGATTGCATAACCCCATGCCGCACCCGCGTTGCCTGTTTTGGCGCGGAAAGTGTATTGTGCGCCATCGGTTGACACATTGCGCGACAAACCGCGCATTGGGTTAGCCAAACGCATCACATGGAATACGGGATCGTAAGCAACACGACCACCAACGCCCGCGCCGGAACCGGTCAATGCGCTTGCTTCTTTTAGGTATGCATCGTATTGATCCACAGATTCCCAAATCTTAATTTCTTTTTCCAAACCTTTTGAAGATTTGGTGAAATCGCGGATTTGTTCACGAACCATGCGGTTCACATCTTGTTTAACACTTTTTGCAGGTGATTGGATGATTTGAGGGGCTTTAACTTCCGCAACCTTGGCTTCAAGGGTAGAAATCTTTTCTTCAAATTCTGCTTTTACGGCTTCAACGGCTTCAACAATCTTGGCTTGGTTTGCCACTTCAATTGCATCAACCTTTTCAATGATTTTTTCGATAGACATTTTGCATTTCCTTTTTTAAATGCGTTTTGATAGTGCCTTTTCTAATTCGCGCAATTCAAACGCACGAAGTAGTTGGGCGGCTTCTTGATCCACCGCATCCGCATCACGCGCAATTGGGGCTTCTTGCTTTGCTTCGGGCTTCACATCACGCAAAGCCAAAAGTTTTTTCAAGATTGAAGATGCGGTGGTTGCATCTTTTCGGGAAACCCCTGCTTCACGCAGTAGTTTTTCGATTACTCGCGGATTGGCATTGCCTTCGGTATCAAAGGCTTCCAACTTGTGAATTTCCGCATTGGGATTGTTTGGGTACATTACCACGCTAACTTCGCGCAAACCACCTTTGGTGATTTGAAAATATGATTCGGCATCATCATCACCGGAAACAATTGGGTTGCCATCGGTATCAACCCAACACGCTTCTTCGGCATACGCGCCAACGGAAACGCCGCCAAACAAATCGGGGCTTTCTTTTAATACGGTGTAAAGGTCATTGCCCGCGCTTGTATTCAAGAACAATTTGCCCTTGGCGGTCATGCCTTCTTTGTCAAATACAAATTCGTTCCATTCGCCAACCGGCATACCCATATCGTTATGGTTTAAAAACATTGGAAGCGGTTTGCCGGATTCCATGAATTCGGTTGCCCATTCCATGAAACCTTCGGGTTGGTAATTGAACTTGCGACCATCTGCACCTTCACGCGCACCCCATGTGGTTACGCGGGCTTCCATAAGCCCGGAAGGATTGGCGGCACTTTCGTTTGCGTTACTTGGTACGCTTAACTTTGCTTCGCAAACTAGGTTCAAATTTTTCATGTATCACCCCATTGTGAATTGATTGGTTATCGTCTTGTATCTTGTGGGGCTTTTCGCTTTTACTTGGTAGTTTAACATTTGATTTCTTTAATTGGGAAGCAAATGTTGCCATTATTCTATTAAAGATTTTCATGTTTTACCAATGTTGGCTTTTAATTTCTGATTGCCACCACCACCGCCGGTATCCTGCGGGCTTTGTCCCGGCAAGGAATCACCTTTTGCGGGTTCTTGCTTTAATTCATCCGCGTCATTCATTTTTGCCATGTTCAGATATTCGCGGGCTTCGTTTGGTGTCATTATGCCGCCGTTTACGGCAGTATTAACAAAGTTAACTTGATCCAACACCGCGCCTTTTAAAAATTCCTTGGTATCAAACCGAATAACCAAGTTTGGATACCCACGCAACAAATGTTGATTCAATTTTTGTTCAACATTGATTACCATTGGGTACATAGTTGTTTTATAGAATTCATCCAATTGCGTTTGGGTGTTGTTATATTTGGAATCGCCAATACCCAACATTGCGGGTGGAACACCAAACAAACCGCAAATACGCTTCATGGTTTGCATCTTCAATGCGGCGGCTTCGGCATCTTGAAGCGTTAACATATCAATTGCGGTGTATTTCATGCCTTGATCTAACAACATCCCTTGTCCGGGCTTGCTTAAATCTTGATTACGCGAACCAAGCATATTTGTCCATGCTTCTTTTAAGCGGGAAGCAATTTCTTTATATTTGGCATCCGGAATCACTTGATCGGTTGTAAACATACCGGAAGGTTTTGCGCCGTTTTGCATAATGTAATTGGCGTACAAATCAATATCTTGATCCAAGCCCACCAATTCAGCCGCAAGAATACCTTTGTTAAAGCCGGATGAACCTTGCCACGCCGCTTCTTTAGTATGCATCACCATCCAATATTCAAGCGGTTGTTCTTTGGTTAAACCATAACAAGGCGTTGAAAGGCGGTAATAAGGGTAACGGGTTTCGGAAATACCAACCGTAATAAGGGTGGAATCCAAGTTATACATTTCCGTTGGGGTTTGCATTTGATCTTTTTGATCTTTGCGCCACCAAAGGGTAAATGTTTCCCCGGTCAAATCTTGCCACATACTCCATTGATACCAAAATTCGTATGCGTTTTGGAAATTGTTTGGCGCATAAAGCAAATTCAAAACTTGTTTGGCTTTTGCTTTATCTCGCGCACTTGTCAAATCAGATTTAAGGGCATCAACAAAAGTGCCATCATCCATTTTTAGCATTACCGCTTTTGGCAATTGTGCAAGTGTTCTTGCCTTTGCGCCCACGCAAGCCATAATGGTTGAATTACGGGTAAGCATTGATAAATCAACTTGCCGCCCCGCCGTTGTTTGGCTTGAAGTGGTTACATAAAGTAATTGTTGGGATGTTTTACCTTGTTGGGATAGTCCATAAATAACTTGGTTACCAAGTTGGGTTTGCCCAAGAACGGTGTTTGATTCCGTTGTTACCGGCTTTTTACCCTTGAAAATGTCCAAAATTCCCATGTTTTACCCCCGAAGTTATTGCAATAATAACTTAAAACGCACGAAATCCCCAACTATTTGAAAGCGATGGATTGTCCAACGCGCAATGCATGGCAATAATCATTGCAATGATTCCATCAACTTTTGCGGATTTATCTGCTTCATTTTTACGAATCTTGATGTTTCCGTTTACATCTTCGTAAACTTCACAATTGCCCAATTGCCACCCAACAAACGGGTTGCCATCGTGCTTGATTTGTTTTTGAAGTATTAACCGTTCAACTTGTTTGGATGGATTGTTAAGAACCGCCATACCCTGCCCCACCTTTTTAACAGGCAATCCGGCTTCATGCAAGCGGGCAACAAGGGATGCGGCGTTATACGCATCGTATCCAATTTCTTTTACATTTTGGAATTCACCGCACCGGGTAATGATGTAATCGGAAATTTCCCGATCATCCATCACATTGCCCGGCGTTAATTTTAAGATTCCCGAATCAACGGCAACCCGAAATATATCTTGGTAGTGTTTAGGAATAAGGTTAAAACCTTCTTCCGGCAAAAAGAACTTCCATTCTGTTTCGTAATCGTCATCAGCAAATCTTTTCAAAAAACAAGCGGCGTTCAAATCTCGCGTTGCCGCAAGGTCAAAGCCAACAAATACCGCTTCCGGTTGGCGCGGTTCTTTAATTAAACAAACGGGATCATCCCAATGGGCGCGGTCAATCCATGCCGAATTTGCGGAAACAAACACATTTAAGGTTTTGCAAAGAAATTCGTTTAGGGTTGCGGGTTTGCTTTCGGCTTGTATTGCCCGTTCCGCAATGGCTTCGGTAAAAACACTTATGCCATGCATCGGATTGGCTTTTTGCCATGTGTCCGGGTTTTTCCAATCATCTTGGGGATCAAGCCCGTACAACAAACCAAACCACCTTGGATTATCGCTTGCTTCGCCGTTCAACATGGAACGGTACAAATCCATATCTTCGTAAAACTTGGTTTCTTTTGTAAACGATGCGGTTGTGATGTATATACGCAAAGGGTTCGCCCGCGCCACCATACCCGAATGTAAAACTTCAATGGAATTGCGATCCACGATTTGCGCGGCTTCATCAATGATTACGCACGAAGGGTTTTTTCCATCGCCCGTTTTCTTGGTGTCCCGGCTTAACGCCTTAAACATGGATTGGGAATCGCCAACCTTTTTAATTTCGTATTTGGATACATTGAACAACCCACCCACATCACCGGGCATGGATTCCACAAAACCTTTGGATGCATCAAACACAATGGTTGCTTGTTCCCGGTTTGTTGCAAGGGTAAATACTTCCGCGCCCGGTTCGCCACAAATTAATTCGTACAAACCGATCACCGCCGTAAGGGTGGATTTACCTGCCTTGCGGGGAATAAACAAAATCACATCCGTAACCATGCGGCGGTTGTGATCTTTCTTAAATCGAAACCCGTAAACCGCACAAAGGAAAAAGATTTGGAACGGTTCAAGTACCACCGATTGCCCGGCAAATACACCCTTGGTATGTTTTAGTGCACCGGCAAATTCCAATATGTGTTGCGGGTAATCGGGATCAAAAACATATTCCCATTCTTTGTTTTCGTATTGGTTAATGAACCGTTGGCAAGCCAACCGAACATCGCGGCAAACATTGATTTCGCCCTTGGCAACCGAATGGGCATACGCAATGCCATCTTGCCAATTCATTGTTGACGAATCCAAACGGCAAATGATTGTGCGGTATCGCCAAACGGCAAGCGTTCACAAGCGGCGGCAACTTCATTTAATTTTTGTTTTTCTACCATTTTGGCAAAGTAATACAAAAATTCTTTTTCATCAGGCGCATAAATCCTGTTAGGTTGTCTTGCAACTTGTCTAGCCATTTCAATAATTTTATCTTGTGTCATTGTTTCCACCTGCAACCGTTGCATTTGGGATCAACCTTGCCCAAATTGGAAAGTGTGTATTGGCAGGTTTCAGACATAACAAACGGAATTGTTATTTGTTTCCATTTGCCATCGGTTGAACCTTCTTGCACAATTACTTCGCGCTTAAATTCAGCGCGGTTATAACAACCGTACATTTGTTAACCTTTTACGCCACGCAAAAATTTCGCGGCGGGCGAATCTTCTTCCACTTTGGTTTTGGCAAATCGGCTTCGTGCGGTCAATCCCATTTCGTTCATCAACTGTAAGATTAACGAAAGGGTTTGTTTGCGGATGGTTACATAAGGGTTTGCACCTAGTGTTTTGCCTTCGTTAAATTCCACCACCAAACCTTGCGCCGCAATATATTTGTTGCACTCAATGTATGTATCAATGTGATCCGCAAGCATGGCAAGGGTGTGCCTGTCTTGTTCGGAACCAATGCCATAAACCGCAAACATAAATTCGGCGGTTTCGGTAACAAACGCATCTTTATCCCATGCTTCCGGATTGTTCATCCATTCCGCAATTGGAATACGCCCACGCACCGATTCGGGCAAAAGCCCGCCTTGGTTCATCCCTTTGGAACCGTTGATTAAATGCAATTCGCCCGGAAGTTTGTTCATTGTTAATGCCTTCGTGTTTTTTTCTGTTAATGAACGAATGTTAACCCCAAACCGTATTCGGCGTAAAGGCTAACCCTTACGCAAACGGGAATTCCCCACGCAAAAAGGGTTTGAAACCCACACAAAGGGTTAACACCCCCCCTTTGGCAATTCACTTTGCGTGTAATTGCC